CGCATGACCATGTATTAACAAACTCATCTTTAAGTTTTGGTTTGTCAATAACTTGTGTGTCACGTTCTGCGATTTGAACAACTTGAACACCCATTTTCTTCATCAATTGTGCCCAACCTTCTTTGTCAGTTGGTGCTTCAACCTTGCGTCCTTTTTTCTCTGCAATCTTCAACAATGCAGCTTTGGTCAAGTATGTCACTAGACCAGGGTTTGCACCACCGGTAGCAACAACTGTAGGACCATTAGGATACTTGGAAACAACTTTGCGAATCTCTTGGTGAGTATGATACAAGGTACGCTCAGCCAACTTAGGAATCTTCTCGTCCTGCATATGGCCCCAACGTTCCAATGAGGTGTTCACATACATTACATCATTCTGTAGGCACCACTCGATAATCGCATGAGCTGCAATGTTCAATGATACGTCAATGATGAAAGAACCAGGTTCTGTGTATTGTTTCAGAACGGCCTTGTAATTGTTTGGAAGAATCTCTTTCTTAACGTATTTGACACCATTGCCATTATTACGTTTGCGGAAAAGTTTACCGTTATTGTCTTTTTCAATGACGGTAACTTTAGAAGGATCGTTTGTGATGTGCTTAAGAACCAATGGCAGAATAGCTTGGCCTACTGAACCATAACCAATAATTAGAATCTTTTTGTCAAAATTTGCGTTGGATGCATCTTTTTTAGGTTTCGCTGCCTCTGTAAGGTTTTCAGCGAAACTTGTAAAGCTCTTTAGTGCCATTTGTTACTCCGGATAATTGTATTTACCCGGTATTTATAGTTTAACCCAAGTCAGCGGTAGTTACCATACCAGACTTTGGTGGACGTCCACGACGACTTGTTGGTGCAGTATTCTCTTGTAGAGTTTCTTTCGGTGGGTTCATGTGTGAGTTTGGTGTAACTTCTGCATCAGAAATGAAACGTGGGTGTGGTTCTTTTTCAATTTTGGAAAGAGATTGGATACGCTTAGCAATATCATCAGGAGATACTGTTTGCAACACAAATTGTTGGAACAATGCGTAAGAATCTTTCACTTTCATTGCAGTCTTACCGCCAACGGCTGCGGAGTCTGCAAAGAATAGGTGACAACCACCTGAACGCAATGGGGCAATTTCAATAACGGTATCGAGATTCACGATAATTTTACAGTTTTTTTCTTCAGATTCAACTTCGATAAAGAGTGACATGATATTTCCTTATAATAAATTTCTATTTAGTCGTTACCGGCCTTGCCGCCGATGATAATACGTTCAACACCTGATGCATGAATCTCTGCATTGATCATGCGGTTCTTGAACCGTGAACGTTCTTCTGGTGTCTCAAATTTCATCAAGGCCAACATGGTCTTGAGTTGCTTGGACATTTTATAGTTTGCTGTGCGTTTCATATTTCCTCAATTAGGTTGTGGTTGTTGTTTTACATACTTATCATACAGGAATAACTTAACATAATAGTTAAAACGGACTGGTTCCTGTTCTGGATGGGGAAGATTCTCGCCGAATTCTTCCACCAATGCTGCGCCTAGTTCATCTGGTGTCATATATTGACAACTTTATATAAAGAATAAAATACAAACGATAGAATGGAGACCAAAGAAGACCACCACACCAAGTTAAATGCCTTTTCGGCATAGTATTTTTTCTCCATCTCCACCATATCGCGTTGGGCACACAATTGTGAACCGGCTTTGTATTCACCACCCATCAGTTTAATGGTTTTGTTCCATTCTTCTAGGCGGCGTGAAGCACTGTAATAATGTAGAATTGAAATCATAGTTGCACATTATCCGTAGTTTCAGACAAACGCCATCTTGATTGCCTTGCAAGATACATAAGGTCCTGCAAAGAGTAATATAGTTCTGAGTTACTGCCTCGCACTTCTTTCTCCTGGTCGACCTGTCCACCAGGGACTGAAATCAAAATTGGAGTGATTCTCTGAATATGTACCTCAAGCATTTTAGACAATATGTGCAATTCTTCCCTAAACTCCTCCAACACTGAGTAAAGGCCTTGCGCCTTTACTTCAGGAGTGTATGTTTTTTGTGTACCTAACCGATTTGCATACAGACCTTCACTCATGCTTGCACGGGACGACATTTCACAAAGCCTATCGTAATGGGCGTCCTCTCGTCTTAAAGCATCATCACGTTCTCTACGATCAATCATTATTTTACTCCAAAATGTTTTTTAATTTGATAACGGATATCTTCCGGATGTGCCAGACTCAACTTAGAACCTACATCGGCACATTCGTTGACAATCAATTCAGCGAACTTTTCATATTCCGGCACGACAATCTTTGTGTATTTTATCAAGCCAGATTCGTCTAATAGTTCTTGTAATCGTTCGTTCATACGAAACCCATTGTCTTTTTCTTCATGGTAGGAGCAAAGGTTTGCTTGTGGAAGATATCTGCAATAGACCAAGCATCTTTCTTTTCGTCCAAAGTGATTCCAAGCGCATTGGCTGCGGTTTCTGCTTGGTCTTGTGTCAATGGTGCGAATGATACAATATCAAAGCAACGACCAGGACGGATCAACGCAGAGTCAATGTCATTGGTGCTGGGCAAGTTGGTAGAGAAAATCATTTTCTTACCTTTGGTTGTCACCAAGCCATCACCAACGTTCAGGAACTTGTGCATCATCACATTGCCCTCGGTACGTGAACGCAAGAATTCATCCGCATCTTCAATGACCATGAACTCTTGGTCGCCACGGATAAAGTCAGCGAACACATAGTCCTTGGACAGAATGGATGCATCATAAGTCACCAATGCAGAGGACTTACGGTGTTGCAACATACCACGAATGAACGAGGTCTTACCGGTGCCAGGTGGTCCGATCAACAACAGAATGTTGGAATCAGAATGAGCGAAACGGTCGTAGTAAGACTCCAGCGATTCACCCTTCAGGAATGGATACATTTCAGGCACAGGCAGACGTTCACCGTTCAATGGCACATTAACAGAATCGCCATTAGAACCATACATCCATTCGATAGAACATTCAACAAGATCAAACGATTCATCACAAAGAGCCAAATAGTGTCCGACTTCTTCCTCTGTGCCATATACGGTTACAGTTGTGGAGTTTGAACCACAGTTATACATGATAACACAATTGTTTGCATCAACCACAATACCAGAATCATAATTTGTGTCGAAACGATCACCTTGGATCGATTTGGTGAACCATTCTTTGAATTCCTTTCGGGTACAAAGATAGGAAGAATTATCACAAACAGTGGCAATTCCATTGTTTACCCGTTCCATCATGATACGGTTGCGGATGTGATCCGACATATCAGATGCTGCGATAAACATTTCATTATTACTCATCATATTCCTTAAATAATCTGTATTTGTGACACAACGTTTTTTGTTGAATCGTTTCTTGGGTCTCTCCGGTGCATCAATCGCACCATATTGTGCCAAACGGCGATACAATCTAGCAGTTGCTCGGGTCATTATTCACCGTCATCAATAATCATCATGTCGTCCAATGTGAACGCAATGTAAGCCACCATAAAGAAGATGGCAGGCACCCATTCAGCAAAGAACGAATGAACAAAAGCGATGGCCAAGAACGCATACTTGGCCACACGTTGTAATGTATCTAAAAATTCATTCATATTAAACTCCAAAATGTTCTTCAATAGTTCTAATGGCAACAAACATACCATCGTCAAATCCAGAGGCATAATCCGGTTCAGCGTGGCCACTTTTATAATCTTTGACTGTTTGAATTTCACACATACATTCTTTCACAATCAACTCAGCGAACTTTTCTTCAACCTTTTCATGAAGTTCTGTTAGGGTGTAAGGAACCTTAGATTCTTCCGATTGTTTGAATCCCCATTCAATGGCCAACTTTTTTAGTTCTTTAATTCGTTGCCGGCCGATGGCCCGATTTACTTCCTTTTCAGCATCGATGCCCATTTTGGCTAAATTGTCAACTACACCATCACCAAATGTTACGGTTACATTACTCATTCATCAACCTTACACTCAATCAATTTTCTAAATTCATAACCCCAATCAGTATCAGATTTAACTGTATTAGGGTCCTGCATCACTTCAGCCAATTCCATATCTAACATATCTAATCCAATGGTCACTAACATTTCTGGTGCAAATGTGTCAGGATTCATTCTTACTTTTTTTTCAATCAATCTCATAATTTAATCTCCATTATAAATAGGTGTAGGTCACGATGCGTCAACATCCACCTACTCTATGCCTTTCATCTTAACACAAGGACACAGCCATGTCAAGTATCTATTCTACTTTTATTCCTACATTTCTATACATCAAACAACACAAAGATACCGGAAAATTATATTTCGGTAAAACCACCAAGAATCCAACCAAGTATAGAGGTTCTGGTGTGCATTGGAAATCTCACATTAAGAAACACGGAAATCACATTGAAACTTTGTGGTTTTGTCTTTATATGGATGAGGAATCCATAACACAAGCCGCGCTAGATTTCTCGAAACTGTGGAACATTGTTGACTCCGAAAAATGGTTAAATCTGATTGAGGAAGACGGAATTGGCAATGGACTACCTGTTGGACATAAGAAAACAGAAGAACATAAACGAAAAATATCAGAAAGTAATAAAGGTAAACCATCTTGGTCTACTGGATTAAAACTCTCTGAAGAATTCGGACATAAAGTATCTCAATCAAAATTATCCAGAAACAAGAAATACACAGATCAAGAGAAGATGAATATAAGTGCTGGCACAAAAAAGGCTATGAGTGACAACATTGTTAAAGCCAAGTGTTCTGCACCACACATAAAGAATTGGATACTTACGGATCCATCTGGTCAAAAACACCACATATCAAATCTCAGACAATTTTGCATGAATAACAATCTGCACAAGTCCAATTTGGTTCAAGTTGCTAAAGGCAAACTTAAAAGTTCCAAAGGTTGGACTTGTGTATATGATATCACACATCAATAAATTTCAATTTGAATTTATATGATTGTTCTTCATAACCATCATATCCTCTAGGCTGACAGACAATTCTTGTTGATCCAATCATGTAATCAAACTCATGGTGAGTATGTCCATGGGTCCACACTTTGATTTGCGGACGATCCAGAATGAACTCAGACAAGTCCGAACTGTATGCACCATTCACATAAACATCATGTTCATATTGTGGCTTTGTAGACAACTTGGATGGTGAGTGGTGACCACACACAACCCATGGCAGGT